CTTCCAAAGTATGCTCCTAATATCATTTTTACTGCATTTCTATCATCTGGATTATTCACTGGGTCTAATCCCACTTGTGTCATCAAATCCACTATCGTACTTCCTGTTACTTTTTTACTTGCTTTTAATTCTAAAAGCTCTTTTTCTACTTTCTTAACTTCATTATCTGTTTTTAGATTTGTAGTTTTTTGTATTGTATTTATTTCATTAGCTGTTAAATTTCCAATTTCTGCTCTTCCTTTGTCTGTATCTACACCACTTGCTTTATTTGCATTTGCATTATCTAAATTTGCTTTTGCTTTTAAGCTTTCTATTTGTGCTCCCAATAGCATCGCATTTGGATCTGTTCCTTTATTCATTTGGCTACTGCCTTTACTTGCACTTCCACCTCCTTGACTTCCAGTTGTTCCACCTTGTCCTGCACTTCCATACATTAATGCTGGGTTTAACCCTGCATCTTTCATATGTTGTATTTGTGCTCCATAATTTGTTTTATTCCACATATCCATTTGTAAATCATGCCCTTGTTTATTCAACATTCGTTGATTGCCATATTGCTGATTTGCTAAATTTTGCTCATTTCTATAATTTCTTCTTTCGTTCTGATGTCCTTGCATCATCCCTAATCCTATTCCTAGTATACTCATATTTCTATATTGTTATCTATTATTTCTAATATTATTATTGCTATTATTATGTTTATCATAATTTCTTTTTTTTCGCGCTTTTACAAAGCGTTCTTATTTCCTTGATATATAAGAACAGATGCGTACCACTCTTATCAAAATAGGGGGGATGACTTACTCAAAACACCCCCCGTATTTATTATTTAGCTTCTGCTGTACCTTCTGTTGGCTTAGCTCCGCTATCTTTATTATCCACTTTTAACTGTACTACTTTTGGCTCATCTTTACTCTTAGTTATTTTGCCTTTAGCATCACGTTTGGCTTGGATACTTCCTTCTACCTTACTCATTGCGTCCGTCGCAATTTCCCATCTATCCGTTCGGATATTATATGCACTTTTTACACCTTCTTTACGTTCCGTAAATATTTCTGGCGCTCCGTCACTTATTGGCTCTTTGTTACTTACAATTCTCTCAATTTTGTGTTCTATTGGTTCACCTTCAACACATTCTACACTTGTTAAAGTACTTTTACTCGGTTTTCTATATTTATACATATCTTTTTCTTTATAGGTTAGGTATTACTTTTGCACTCATCTTTCTTCTTGCTAGTATCTTATTACTAATTTGTACCCAGAAATTTTGACTACTTAAGTCATTTTGCGCAAATATTTCATTGAACTTACTTGGGTCTACATACGTCGTTAAATCTTCTATTCCGTTTGTCCCTTGTTCATACCTCCTGTTTAGTGTCATAAACATACTATCTCCTTGTACTGCAAAGTTTCCTCTTGTTTGATTTACATTCGTCATATAGTTTATCCATGCTGGTTGTTTACCTGCTGTGTTATATGTTACATTTCCTGTTGCATCGCATTCAGTGTCAAACCATGCCATTTGATCTGTTATCAAATCTTGATATCCTATTGCATCTAATGCTGGTTTATGCAAATCATTCATTGTTTTTAGATTTGTATCCCATTTATTACCTTGACTATAGTCTATTCTTGGTGTTAAGCTTACTAATCCAATTATATAACTTGGCTCGTCTACTTTAATTTTAATTTTACCACCTTTGTTTTTACCAGTCAATCTTCCACGTCCTGCTAACGTTCCTAACGGTTGCGCTTCTCCATTTACATCGTTTACATCACTTAAACTTACTACTTCTTCGAATCCTAGCTCTTTTATCAAACTTCCATGATAAATAGGGTTTTCACAGCTTTTTGCTCTTTCATGCGTATAGACTGCATCTAGCCAGTCGTCATAACTTCCACCACTTATTGCTATTCTATTTAACATATTATACACCTTATTTGCTAAGTTTAAACTATCTATTGTAAACTCATCTCCTGCCGTACTTACTGCTGTTACTTCATTAATTCCATTACTTCCATCAATCCATTCTGTACTAATCCAGTTGTTGAATAAATCACTTTGATAAGTTTTTATTCCTAATCCTTCTTGACTGTATATTTTATATGCTTTTGTCCAATCTCCACCATTTTGTAATCCTAATCCATATGGTGCAGCTGTCCCACTATTTATTTCGAATGCCGTTGTATCTCTTACTGCTTCCAGTATATCCATTCTCATATCATCTATATTATCTAACGGAAATTCTGTTAATTGTGGTTGTCCTTCTCCTTCTGGTAATGTATTACTTATACTTGTTGTATCACATTGCCAAGCTACATCTCCTCTTGTTCCTACATATCCTGTTGCTATCATATATCTTCCTAAATCTCCAGGAATTGTTCCTTCTACTACATTTGTAAATAAGTTTGTTATTGCAAAGTCTGTTCCATCTATATTTATCGTTACTCCGCTAAAATCTGGTGTCCCATATTCTGCTCCTGCATTATCCCATTGGAATTCTCCTTGTATTGTTACTAATGGTAATTCTGCTCCACTTCCTTGTGCTTCAGTATTTACATCTTCACTTACACCAAATATATCTGTACTTCCTCCTGAAACTACCCCATCTACTATAACTGTACAACCTTCTAATGTATATGCATTACTTAAATCGTTTGCATGTATTACAAATCCTCTTTCTTCTTGTTTATTTGCATAGTAATTTTTGTATATATCCCAATATCCTAGGTATGGTATAGCATTAAAATATCTTCTTACTCCACCTGCTTGTCCATTCGGTGTTCTTCCTAACCCTCTCATATTTAGATATGAGTATATACTTGAACTGTTTATTTGTGCGTTATCTCCACTATTTGCCTCATATATTCCATACATATTTATTTGTGGCAATAATATTTGGCTCATATCCATTCCTATATTTAACATGTTCATGTGTAATTTACCATTGTACAATCTTATTGGACATTGAAACACATCTAATTGTACTTTATAACTTCCGAATAACGGTCCCACTGTTGGTAACGTTTTTACATCTACGTCTAAGTCTATATCAAAGCTATCTCCTGGTAGCGCTACTTCTGTCAGGAACGGTACTAACGTTCCACTTGCCATACTACTTCTCCATATATACCCTAGATCGTGACTCGATCTTTCATAGTTTCTTAGACTTACTTCTTGTTTATTTCCGGAGCCTAATCTATCTCCTCCTATTTCTGTTTTCATACTTGTTCTTTTATTTTATTATTAATTTTTTTTCTTACTTCTTCTAATAGCATCACTACTTGTACTATTCTGTTCCACGTAATTTTCTCTAATTCTTCGATTACTTCTCTTTCATCTGCTGATTTTTCTGTCAGTCTATAATCTCCCATCACACCGAAGCTTTCTCCGTCTATTGTTATTACATGAAAAGGACTATCTTTTATTTCCTTTCTAGTAATTGTCTGATTATTACCATCTCCAGAGTCTTTGTTGTTTACTTTCTTCGCATTCGGTTGTAATTGTTTTAATTTTGATTTTTCCATCTTTACTGTATTTAGTTGTTGATTTTATTTTTACGTATTCTCCGTTTTCTAATCTTCTTTTTAGGATGATTTCTCCTGTTGCCGAATCTACATACATAGATTCAGTTTTCCAGAGAGGCTCTTCATAGTTATACCTCCTTTCTTCTTTTCTTGATTTGATTAAATGATTGTACTGTTCACGATTGTATCCCATTTTACTTAATATTATATAGGTTACAAATTTCTGTTACAAATTGTAACATTTTTTATTTGTCCTATAATTTATACTATGTTTAACAGGTTACGTAACCTGTAAACTTTTTCGGCATTTATTTGCCATTTATTTTACTAATATACTACTTTTTTTTAACTACGCAACTTTTTCCTGCCCTACCCCATATAGCTTCTCTAATCTTTCTAACTTTTTTAAGTTACGTCTTTCATTTTCATATCTTTTAAGCTCCCAATTCTTTGCATCATCACCATATCCTAATCTCTTATTTTTTTGTCTCATCATTTCTAATAGCTTATAATACTCTTCTTCACCTTGACTTATATCCACTTTCACACCACATACATATCGCTCTTCCTTATCTAATTTTTCTAACCAGAGAGCTTCTCTTTGCTCTTCGTTATAGATTTTGTTTCTATAATACACTGGTAGAGCTAACTCTACACCTTCGCGTGTTTTATACGTTTCTATCGTTTTCTTTTTCTTATACTTATTACGTTTACTATCTCGTCTATTCACATACTCACTTCCTATACCTTGACTCGTAAATATCTTACTATTATACGTTTTATGACTTTCATCTACCTTGTTCACATACTTCACGATATAATTTATCGTTTTCGCACTCACATATTCCCCAATCCATATATTTCCATATTTCCATATCTCTTTTATATCCTTCACTTCGTCTGTCCACACAATACCATGCATATGCACTCTTTCTGTGTTCTGGTGTCCCAATTCTGTTACTAACCAATGTCTCAACGTCCTTCCATATTTTTTTCTCCATCTTTCCGTATATCTTCTTACTGCTAATCTGCATATTTCATTATCTCTATCATATCCACTTAATCCCTTTATCTCGTTATCTAATTTTTGCAACTCGTGTTCCGAAAATGTGTAAGTTACAAACTTAGCATTTTTGTTAACGCGAATATCTTCTTGCAGTCTTACTTGCCAGTTCCTGGCCTTCTGCTTTTTGCACTCTATACATTTCCCACACCCCACAGGCACCATTAACACTCTCTTATCACTAATAGGGGGGATGACCCCCCCATTTTTCTTGTTCTTAGTGTATTTCCTGTTTCGTATCAATCTCGGATACAAACACATTTTTAATACTTTATATTATTTTTAGACTTAAAAATTTTATCCCCTATATTATTTATAGTTTTACCTTTAATTCCTCCAATACCTTGCATTATATCTTTTACTACTTTGCTTCCAAAGTATGCTCCTAATATCATTTTTACTGCATTTCTATCATCTGGATTATTCACTGGGTCTAATCCCACTTGTGTCATCAAATCCACTATCGTACTTCCTGTTACTTTTTTACTTGCTTTTA